TTTGTGAGTGGGTTAGTGTATGAACAGCCTAAGAAAATACCAACCATACCTTGAGCAGTACCGTCAGTAGTGATCGCTAGACGCATAGCGTTACCACGAATAACACGCACGAAGTCACCATAGTAAATACTAGTGGAACTACCGTACTGAATAGGCACTTCGCGAGTAGAACCCGCAAATACCTGACCTCCGATCAAGTTGATCGGTTTTAGGCCGTAGGGGGCCGATACCGTTGGATAAGCCATTGAAGACTCCTATATTGATTAAATACCTTTACCGAAAGTGACTTCGCTTCTACGTTCTTTGAACATAGGCATACGAGGGTCATTTTCACGCATATATGTGTTGTCCACAGATTGCATTTGTGCATCAGTTTGTTTCTGATAGTACGCCGCTCGCTGTTTTACGAACTCCACAGGTGTTTTGCAAAGCATCAAACCGCCCACTTGGATGCTGTCTGGAAAATTACTGTTGTCAGCATTTCCAAATAAGCGAACCTCTGGATGATCAGATGCCCTTACAGGCTCCCAGCCTTCACGCAATTTGCCAGAAATATTTGTGGGATCATCTTTCCCCAAGATCTCAACTCGAATCCAACGAAATGCATAACCCTCCTCCGGAGCAGGATCAGGCAACATTTGGGGCGGCATCCATTGTTTTGGGCGCTCCATTTTTTCGCGGGTACTCAAATCACGACTTGTACGACTAGACTTTTCCATAATTATTTCCTCATTTCTTCCGCAACCTTACGGGCATAAAGTTCCAAAGGAACCCCCAACCGCTTGGCGATATTTACTTGGGTTTGAGTAAGCACAACCTTCTTAGGGGATGAACTTCTCGTTGCCGGAGCAACCACATTTGATTTCTGGCGCTTAACGGGTTCGTCAGCGGGTTCGTCAGACTCAAAGTAATCTGGGAACACTTGGCGCATACGGGCGTTTACACGCTCGTAGTATTCGTCTGAACTCAGATCGACTCCCTGTTTAGCCAACTTAGCGTGAACGCCAAGTGCAAAGCTAGTCATTTCATCGTCATCTCCAAACCATTCGTTATTTTGCCTCCATTTTTGTGCCTTTTGATCGACATAAACTGGTGGCTCAGTAACTTGTTGCGTTTTTACCTCATTTTCCTGCTCCTGTAAAGGGGCTGGTCTGAAGTTTTCAGCTCTTTCCGCTTTAATTTTCACAGAAGTGAGGTTTTCTTGAGCATTTACCAGCGCTTCACTGTCGCCAGACTCGTAAGCCTCACGATATTGACGCTTGGCTTGCTCTAATTCATTAGCCAAGACCTTTTTAGACTGCTCAATTAAGGCAGATTGCCCCTGACTTAGTGATCCTTTGAGCTTTTTGTTCTCATCAACCACCAGTTGAGCGGCTCTAAGCGCCTCTTCACGTTCTTTTTCAGCTTGTTCGGCTTTACGATTGGCTTCGTGATACCCTTTTTGCAAATGTTGTAAACGTTTCCGAACCTTTTCGCCGTAGCTATTAAGTTCATCTTCGTCCAAATCCTTTGGAGCATCATCCATTTTCTTGTGACGCTTGGTTTCTTGAGGTGTATCGTCTATGACCTCCACCTCAGTATCGTTAGCATCATCTAATTCAATCTTGAGCTGTGGATCTGGGTCAACAACTTTGCCACCTTTGCGGGGATTTTCCTTTTCATCAGGAAATTCAAATTCCGTTTTTTCAAATTCAGCCATGATTCATCTCCTTATACACGGGTGATACCGCGAGGATCTTGCACAACGGCTTGCACAGAGTCATCATTAATGATTCTGAATTCTTTGCCATGAATTTTGATTCGTGTTCCCGTGTTAGGACGTACTAAAACAAAATCTCCCTGTTTGCACGATGGCCCAGAGGGGAATCGTTTATCGTCCTTAAAGGCATCTGGCCCCATTTTTGCCACAAAAAGCACTGGTGACAGTAACTCTTCGAAATGCATGGTTTGCCCAGCTTTAAGAATCCCACTATCGTATTCCTCATCAGCTTCTGGAAGAACGCACAGAAGATGGTAAGTAACAGGATCTGGGACTTGTCGCGCCTTTTCTTCGGCAGTCTCCGGTAACACTGATACGTCTTTCGTATCCAACGATTGACTAATCAAAATTTCAGACATAAATTTCCTTATCGCAAAAGGCTACAAAAAAACACACCAGTACGCCTCTGAAATACTGGGTGCATGGGGAATCAATCTTGATCTTCAGAATCCCTTAAATTCTTACCCAATTCTTTTATCTCCATCTGTGCAATCCTTAAACCTCGGATAGTTCCACACAGTTCTTTGTACTCTGCGTAGTCCTTTGCGGCTCCATCATTCACCACCATTTGGTGTTGGCCAATATGGTCTTCCAATTTGGCACCAAGAATTTCAAATATTTTGTATTCCATTATTCTTTACCCTCTAGTTTCTGTTGGGCTTGCATAGCTTGCATAGCCATTTGCTGTTGTGCTTGCTGATTTTGCATAGCGTTCTTTTGTTGCTCTTGCGCCATTTGCTGTTGGTGGATTTGATCTCGTTGAATCATTTCCTGTATATGACGCTCTACAGCCAAAGAAGGATCTTCTGCGGGTTTTGCTTTTAGATCTAACTCTGCTTCTTTGATAGCAAGTTCGACCTGCTTGGCCGCAATATCCGCTTGCACCTTTTGCTCTTTGATGCCAACTTCTTTTGCTTTGATTTGCAATTCCTGTTGTTGCATCTGGATGATTGGATCTTGCGCTTGCTGTTGAGCTTGCTGTTGCTGGGCTTTGGCCATGTTTTCTTTGAGCAACTGAGCAGAACCTTGTGCAACCATTCTGGATAGCTGGACTTCGATATCCTCTGGCAGATCTGCATCTGGTGGAGGCAATGGAACACCGACTTGCTCTTCGACTTTTTGCCTGTAGTTGAAAGCTAAGTGTTCTGCAATATGCGCCATGATTGCCGCTTGCATTTGCTGTGCCATTGGGTTCTGACCAATAGTTGCCGCCATCATGGGATCTTGCATAAAAGACTGATGCGCCGTAATGTGCGCTTCGTGGTCTTGATAGATAAACGCCTTCGTTGGCTCTCCTTTTAAGAAAGCCATGTTCTCGCTTATAGGATCTCTTGGTTGCTGATCTCCCTTAACAGGAACTAACTTATCGGCGTTTTTAATTCCTAGAACCTCAATCATTTGACGATGGAGATTAGGTAAGTCATAGATTTGTGGCGCTTGAGCAGACAGCTGGATGACCGCCTGATACTGCATAATCCTCTGCGCCATCGTAGAAGAGTTTGGATCTGACACGGGAATAACATCCACCATGTCATAGTCTTCTTGCTTGGCTCTTCGGCTTCCACTCTCAGGATCATATTCATACTCATCAGGCGTGTAATCACGGATGATGTTCTTTAATAGCTTGAACTCTTGCTTCATTGAATAATGAACACGGGCTTGCACCGCACTCATTGTTTTCAACTGTCGCTCTAACAATGCCAGCGTAGTTCCCACAGGAGAATTAGCACTCATATCGCTGATCTTCATATCAGCAATAGAACCCAATCGTCTTCCCTCTTCTGTGATCCTATCTAATAGAGTAGCCAATACTTGGCTAGGTTCTTTATAGGGCAACGCCATGATGTTGTCTTTAATCGAACCACTTGGAACGTCAACATCTCTAAACTCTCCGGGGGCGATAGGCGTATCGTCACCCTTAACGCGAAGACCCCTAGATTTCAAACCGCCCGGTAAATTGGAAAGAGTTCCAGCATCAATCAACTGACGGATCAGTGATGTACCAGCCCTAGCGTATCCACCGATTAAATGTATATATCCAAAACCATAAGCACCAAAGCCCGGCACATAGTCATACTGAACCATATGCTGACGCTTTAATCTCAGCTCATCTTCTTCTTCCCAGTTACGGTAGATTGATAAAACTTTTCCAGTGCCGGCATCTATGCTCACTATATAAGGAACGGCGATCTCATCCTCGTCTTCATAGCCGGGAATATCCAGATCAATCTGTACTTCGTAGACTTGATATCTATCGTCATCAGTTAAAGAGTAGCCTTGCTCTTCAGCCTTTTTCTTTTCTACATCAGTATGAACAGCTACGGGTTCACCAAGATCTACATCTCTATAAAAGCCAGCGGCTTGCAGTTTGCGTAGATCATTTTTAGTTTTACGCATTACATGGGTAACACGCTCCGCAGTTCTTGCTCCACTAGATCCATAAGGAATGATCACATCTTCTGCCGGTATATATATAGCAGTCTGACGATTTAGCGAGGGATCAAAGTAGACTTTCTTAAAAGCACTACCAGATAAACCGAGGTTAAATAACATCCGCTCATGCTCTGGACGATACTCAGGCATAGCCTCAGTTAGCTGATAGTTCATATCAGTTCTAACCCGCTCGGCGGCATCTTCTTTTAATTTATTAATAGCACCAATGATCTCAGTCTTCACGGGGCCTTGAGAGGGAAAAGTCTCAATAATTGTTTCCGACTGAAACCTAACGGCGGCTTCTGTCAAGATAGTTGAGAAAACACCACAGGCTCCATTCCAAGGTTCTGTTCTCTCTTCATACTTCATGCCAAGGACTTCTAATCCCTTGACCAACATCTCTACCCAATCTTTGCGAGAATTAATATCAGCTTCTACCAGCTCTACGACTTCGGCACCTAGCTTTTCTAGTTCTCCCTCATCCATAAACTCAGCCAAGTTTGAATCAAACTCTTCACCATTCTTAGATTCTTTCTTATGCTCTAGATCAATCTCCAGCCCGTCCATTCCAATATGAACACCATCTGGGTTTTCAATTTCAATCTCCAGATCAGGTTCTGTTAAAGATTCTAAACCTTGTGGTGCTTCGTACAAACTTTTAGCGATTGCCATATATATCCTTAATAATAAACGTGTTTGCGCCTAAAGCTTTTTAGCTCTT